ATTTAAAACAAAATCCCTTAAAAATGGTGAATTACTTATTTCATTTATAAATCGTTGGGATGCTTGTTTTAAATCACTATTTGAAATGTCTTTAACTGTAACTCTTAATTCTGTTCTTGTAGCAGAAACTGCTTTGATTATAAATACCTTAGTTGAAGTATTAAATATTTTTTTACGAAGTATATTAAATACTAACTTATATTTACCTGTTGAATAACCATTATTGTTAAGTACAGATATAGGATCCATACTTAATTCATTAGTTAAATCAGCTGATTTAGTAAAATCAGTAAAATTATTTATAGATGTTAAAATTTGGTTATTTAGATTATATATGTGTGCCTCTATATAGTCTTCAGGTTGCCCAAATTTTCTGTCAATAATTCTAGATACTACAGATTCTACCGGTAGATCTAATGATGGATTTTTCGATATTTTAGTATTATCTGCCATTATGCATAAATGTATTTAATAAATTCAAATTGGTATCTACCTTTTATTATTTTTTTATTAGAACCTTTTCTATAACTGGTTCTTCCTGTTCTCAGATCATTTACAGATAATTCTTCATCTAAAATTACTAATTTACCTTTACCGCCATATTTTTTTCTGGTTACCCTATTTACTCCTCTAAGATTAGCTCCGGGGGCAAAAGATTGTCTATATTGGACTTTTAGGATTTTATCAGATATAAGTTTATTAGATTCAGGAGAATCATATTCTAATCTTTCAGGAACTATGTATTCTTCTCCTACTAAAACACCTTCAAATAAATTTTTACCTTCTGTCCAACCATTATATGCGTTTGTGTCTTCTTCAGTTAAAGGATTTACATTACCTGAAGGACCCCCAAATGGTAATATTTCATCAAATTTAATATTAGGAAAATCTTCTTTTTTATCCCATATTCTTTTTAAAACAGCTAATGTTTGTCTAGATTTAAGTAATTTAGGGTTAACTTGACTTAATAATCTTTCACCATTATTTTTTTCTTCTTTTGTAAATCCTTTAGTAGCATCTAAATAATATTTCCATGATAAACTTTCTAAAGTTGCTTCTCTTTCAAATTCAGCTATGATTTTTGTTTTTAATAATTCTATATACGATATTTCTGATTGAATTGATTTGTTTTCTATAGGTTTAATTAAAGCGCTTAATTCTGTTCTCCAACTTTTTACTGTTATGTCTGAAAGTAATTGTTGTTCTATTTCTAATGTGTTTGTTTGACCCCTTAGATCTTCTATACCTAATATAGGTCCTTCTGATACACCTTCTATAACAACCCCTGGGACTTTTAAAACAATAGAATAATTGTCTGTGTCATCATTGAATCCTAGTGATGCTTTTAATGCTTTAAATACAGGTCCATCAATCCCCCCATCCACTGATCTTTTAACACCTCTATCCATATAGTAGGGACTATAATGATGATCTTCATGTGCTATTAAAGAACCATTAGAATAAAATGGATGTTCTTGAATGTCATTTGGGGTGTTTATTATTTCTTCTAATTCAACAATCCGTTCATTAAGAATAGTTATTTGTTCATCTCTAGGATCAATATAATTTTTAATGTAGTCTGTGCTTTGTTTTATAACTGATGTGTGTGATCTTTCTCCTTCTTTAGGAATATCATAAAATAACTCACCATATATAGAAAAAAATCGATCTATATTTACTGGGTCTTTTGTTTTAAAAAACTCAGAAAAAGAACGATCTACTATACCATCTGTAGATTTAGTACTATATATTGTTTTAGTTAATTTTATATTTTCTTGGGCCATTATCTAACTACTTTAAAGTGATAATTGTCATCATATATTTGAGTACCATCATTATTTATATGTTTAAATAATATTCGGTAGTATCTTTCTGGTTGTAACCCATTCATATATAAATTAAAATACATACCTTCACTGTCGGCACTTAATTTAGTATTATCGTTATCAAATGGGATGATTACTTCTTCTGTGTGTGCGTCTCTAATACTATAATAGGATGATGTTGTAAGATAACCTACATCTAAATAATTAGATGAAGTAGCAAATGTTCTATTTGGATATTTATCTCTTACATGTAATTTTATTTTAGCTACATCATTTTTATTATATTCAGCTTTATTATTATATAGAGACACATTCAAAGCGCCATTTAATTTAGCTGATGATTGTTGTGAATGTGTGCTATCATCCCATTTAAAAGCTAATCGTGGTGGATAAATTGTATGGGTGTCCGAAGAAAAATATTGTAAATTACCATTACTACTTGATACGTTTTCTTCTATAGTGTCTGAATTTTTTAAAATAAACCCGTAATTTAATATACCTGTTGGATATATTTGGGATGAATATAAACTAGCACTAAATTTTTGTAATATGTTAGTTACATCTACATTTAAATCTAATAAGTCTGCGTTAGAGAATGTTTGGGAACCCTTAAATATACTACCCGTATACCATTCTCCTCCTCCTTTTGTAATAGAAGTAGTATTACTTATAGAACCTGTTGTTCCTGATGCAAAACTAGAAGTTAACCATTGGGTTTTTGTAACATCATTATCTCTATAAACCCATGATGAACCATTAGATGAAGATGGTAAATTGGAATATCTACCTGTCCCTTCATTCCATGATTGTGATATAGGAAATANTTCTACTGATTGTTCGGATGATAAATTTTTATGTTCGGTTGAAAATAATTGTAAACTAGACGTAAAATTATTAGATTTATTTATGGCAGTTTGAATGTCAGTNTTTGAAAACTGAAGGAGAATTCTTGAGGGATAATATAAAGAATTGGTTGTTCCTTTTTCTTTTACAAGTTCAAGAATTTCATCATTACCTGTATTTAGAGTATTTCTATTAGGGTGACTATATATAGTAGTGTCTTTTTCAGGAAATATAAAATAATATGCCATTTTAGTATGTTGTTACGCGTCCGTTAATATCTGTGTTGGGGCTTTTTAATTCAAAAATACTTGGATCTAATGATGGGTATATAACACCATTTTTTGTAGCTCCTTTAAAATCGTACTTATATTGAGAATAACCTAATGATAATCCATTNCTATTTTTTAATTCTATTTTTTCAACTGTCTGTACACCTTTTATACCCGCAAGTAAATTAGATATTTCAGATATAATAATAGGTTGATTAATTTGCCACTTATCTATATCAAAATAATCTTTTAATTCAGATATACATTCTAATAAAACTTCATTATTATTATAATTTTTAAAAGTGGTTATTTCGAAATCTAATTCGAAGTTAATTACAAATGCATCCTTAATGTTAATTGCATCTGTTAACATTCTATATTGTTCTAAATATGTTACTAAATTTGTTTTGGTTGCTTTATTTAAAATAGAAAGATTTTTGTTTGAATCGTATCCTAAAGTATATAAATTTAAAGCTAATGGATTAGGAATGTTGTCTAATTCTGTTGTTAATGGGGATATTTGATCATCTTGAGTTATATAAGCTTTTGCTACTCTACCAAATCTAGGAGGTAAAGATAATGTTCTTATAATATAATCTTCTTTAGTTACTGTTCTTTGTTGAGTAGAAAAATTAGCCATTGCATTTAATCTAATATCTTCTATAGAATCTCCTGCACCACCCCCTGTAGCTGCTTCTGGGTTATTAACCGCTATCGAAGATTTAATGTAATTTAAAAGGCCATTATTTAAATTAGGTTTATTTATTGTGGATATAGTATCTATTTCTGTTATTGTATTGGATTGAACATTAGATTCCAATCCTCCTCCTACGATATATGTTACTGTTAGTGTTGTATTCGCTGGTGCTTGACCATATGCTTTTGTATATAAAAAGTTTGAGGGGTCGTATGCTGTATCTAATTTTGATCTTCCATCATTAATACCCAAACCTATATTATCTGGATTAGGTATAATTTCTTCATCTGGGAAACTAGTACCTACTCCAAATTGTATTTCTAATTGATTATTAGTTTTAAACCTAGTAACATATCTTCTTGTTGCTTTTGTTAATTTAAAAAGAAAAGGGGTTTGTTGGTTATATTGTTTTAATTCAGAATCATTAGCTCCTGTATTTTCTACCTCATCAAATATAGTATCTTGGGCTAAATATGGAACTTCATTCCAGTTATTACCCTCACTGTCTATTATAGATTCAATTGATATAATGTTATTATCAAATAATTCTAATGTTTTAAATCTTTCAGCAGATCCTATTGTGAATGTTTGGGATTTAACTTCACCTGAAATCACTTTTGAGGTCTTTTTTAATAAATAATATGCTGGATTATTACTATTATCATAAGAATATACTGATATATCTGTGGGGCTGAACGAAGATGAGAAATTAAAATTAACTTGATTATTTAAGTAGAATTTAGGACCTTCTGTTGAATTAAAAATTGAATTTTCGGAAATTTTTAAAGTATAGTTAAAATCAGGGCTGTATTTTCCATTAGATAATTTTGAAGGGACTAACTGAAATATATCTAAATCTACATTAGATGCTGCTGTTACTTTAGGTTTATAACCCATAGCATACGCCATGTTATATAGGTTTTCTTTTTCTTGAGCTAGTGATAAAAATGATTCACGTAATTGTGTGTCGGTATAAAATGATAAAACATCACCAACATAGGCTGCCATTTCAAGAAACATCATTCCTGGATTTCCTTCACTAAAATCATTGAAGTTATCCGGAAAATAAACTTCAGCGAATTCCATTAATTGGTTTTTATAAGAATTAAAATCTTTGTTAAGATATTTTACATCCTTATCTTGCGTTTTATTTGATACTTTATTATAAGCCATTTTTACATGTTATTAACCATTTCCACGTGGGAAATATGATGAATTTAAGTTTAATTGAATAGCATCTGTTGATCCATCTAAATTAAAATTATACGAAATTAATATAAATAACTTATACTCATCTTCTGATGGAGTAAAACTTACATCTGTTAAAGTAATTGTTGGGATGTAAAATTCAATTTGAGTATTGATTTTTTCTTTTAAAACTTCTACATTTGGACTTTGTTCAAATAGTAATTTTTTTAATCCTACACCAAAATTAGGTTCGTTTACACGTTCACCCGGTTCAGTTAATAATAAATTAATTANATTACTTTTAACTTGTTCTTTAACTGTAGTAGTACCTTTAAACATATTAACGCTGTCAAGAGGAAAAGCAACCCCGATAGTAACATTTTTGTTAATATCTAGTGGGCTAATTCTTCTATTTCCGTTAATATATGCCATTATGGTCTGCTATTTTTTCTTTTATCCATTGCACGCATTAATTCTCTATAATCTTTATTTACAACATTTGCTACTTGAGTAGGCATTGCCTCTGTTGGTATAGGTGCTGCTGATTCGAATGGCTGTGATAAACTTACAGGAGCCATTGAGGATTCTGTGTTAGTATTACCTTGGGCTGTTTCGTTTAATAAATCATTTAATGCATTATTTGATGTAAATTGTTGGGAAATTGGTTTTTTACCCATGATTTTTTCCTTTAAAGAATGTTGTACACTTTCAGGTACAGGTGTACGTTGTGTAGGTTGTTCTACGATTGTAGGTTTTAATTCCTCACGTAAATCTTCTTTAAGTGATTTAATTTCACGTCGGAGAGCATAATCTATTTCTTCTCTTACGACTTTTCTAAATAGTTTTTCAAAAGCACTTGCTTTCATAATAAATAATGTTTGTTAATAAATATAATTAAGTTAAGCAATTCGATATTGAATTACTTCAAATTTTGCATTTCTTATTCTTTCTATAGTACTAGGTAATAAATCTTCTTCTATAAGTGTAATATCAGCATTATTAGGGGCGTTATTTATAGCATTGGCAAAATCTTCATCTTCTATAGAATCACCTTTAACATCACACATTAATATGTACTTTAAATAGTAAGATTCAACTAAACTTAATATAGCATTGATTTTAGCTTTTATAATAATTACAATACCTCTTATTACAGCTACTAATTTATTAGGTATTAGTGCTAATTTTGTAATTTTTTTTATACGTTTAGAAAAAACTTTTATTGTATTTTTATATTCTTCGACTTTATTTTTAGATTTATCTATTAAGTCTTTTAACTTAACAGTAGTTGCACCATCCGCTGCTAAACCTTTTAAGAATTTAATTGCTATTTTAGATACTTGAACTACAACATTAAGTGTAGGTATAAATTTATTTAAAAGTTTAAAAATACCCTCAATAGATGCTATTATGAGTGTAATTTTAGCTAATTGTTCTTGAATTTTTTGAACTTTTTCGTCTATTTTATCAGCAAAATTTTTAAGTTTACTCATTAAACTTTTAAATTTGTCATATATAAATTCAATACGTTCTCTTACTTCAATACTACAAACCAATTCTGCTCCTCTAGATATTACTTCATCCATCATCATTTGTTTAATATCATCTTCAGATGGGATTTTTTGTTTAAGT